TGCCATAGTTTTAGTTTTAGAATTCCTGTGTTCTCTCCAATATTGAAAACAGCGCCACGACCGGCCATTGCGTAGCCTTCTAGAGCAACCTGCTTTACGTTAAACTTTTGTAGAATAGCAAGCGCCCATTCACTGATATTATCAAACCGTTCCATTTCAGATTCATAAGGAATGTGAGGCATTCCATAGATGTTTTTATTGAAGACAGACTTATATTTAGTCTCAGAAGTGTAAAAAAATACCTTTACATCATTGAAATTAACTATCGGCTTCATAGGATGAATTGCAATGGCTGGACACCGCATTGAAAAATCTATACCAGCGACCATAGCAACCTTACTCATCGTCAGAACTCATATCAAGTTCGCCGCGCTGATCTTCTCCACCAATGTCATCACCACAGAACGGGCAATAACTAATTTCTGAACTCGTACTAACTATAATGTATTGTTGATCACAGTTTGGACAGATAACTTCTTGTTTTAACATAAAAACCCCTTGTAGAAAATTGTTTAGATTGATTTCTACAAGGGATTTATATTAGATTAAATCAGAGAATTTTTAAAACACTGGTTGTACAATTGTGATTGCTTTTATATCGTAAGCCATATGAAGCATTGCTTCCGAAATAAAGAGTTTGATTTGTTCAATTGTACAACTATCAAAAATAATTTTAACAGGGTTTGGCGTACACCCTCTAAACCTTTCTAATTTTACAATACTACCAATGGAAACCGCTGCATTAAACCCCAATTCATTATTCATATCATTAGCTGCGTATAGGTTATGACACACTACCAACATTTCTTCTTCTGATTGTGATACGTATTCTTTGATTGCTTCTGTGTGTCCACACTGGCGACCAAAACTAAATACCGTTGCTTTCTCAAGTGGTGATATGCCTCCACGCATCGGGTCTTTGAAATGATCAGCCGAAATCTCAACCATACCTTTTAATAATTCTGCTGTTTTATATGTCTTACCCGTTTCTACTAATTTCATAATAACCTCTATATGTAAAGAAAAAAAGGGGCCGTAGCCCCTCTTGTTAATCGCCGTTTGCTAGTCTTGCAAACTCATTCAGCAGATCATCGTCATCGTCGTCAGCATCAGCAACCACTTCTTTCTTAGCTGGTTCTTTTTTCACTTCTACTGGATCAGGTTTTTCATCATCTTCACCTCTTGACTCTTTGTACTGCTCTCGGAAGTCCTCTTCTGCTTCCTTAGCGTGATCCTCAGAGGTTTTATCAAGCTTGTCGTAGTCTTCACCGGTCACTTGCTTAAATCGTGCTGCAAGCTCGTCAAACGGCTTCACAACAGCGAAGCTAGAAAGATCAAAGGTCTTTTCAAAGACTTCTTTCATCTTCTCTTCATCACCATCCATGAACTCAGCGACATTACCAAAGAACGATTCTTCATAGTTTGGTACAACCACTTTATTACCAGTTCGGCCATCAGGAATTTCACGTCCCAATGCGCGAATTTTCAGTGGTGCGCCACCCCATAGATCAAACGGATCAATTGCTTCGTCGTCTTCGAACTTTGGCTTGATAGCCTTTTCGATAATTGCGAAGATTTGTGGCCCGCATTCCATGATCATTACTTGACCTTCACAATCAGGATTGTTCTTGTCTTTTTCCACATAGACGTTAAAGAAATACTTTGTCTTGCGCTTTCGATTTTTCGCAATATTCTGGTATTTGGTTTTGTCTTCTGTGCTTTCAGACTCTTCACCCAAACGCCAATACAGACCGTTTGAGATACCTACAGGGTCTTTCTCGTCAAGAGTTGATCGAGAGTTTTCCCAGTAGAAATTACTCCCAACATTGAAAGAATGGCTGAACTGGCGAACAAAGTTATCCCCTTCCTGTGCAGGAAGCAACCTAATAACAGCGTTACCAATACCTTCTTTCTTGTCAAAGCCCGGCTTATAGATGCGTTCATCTTTTTTACCGCCACTGCCTTTGTTCATAGTCTCAAGCTTCTCTGCCATTGCCTTGAGGTTACTGCCTTTCTTTTTCTTTAGTGCATTGAAATTAGCCATTAATTATTCCTAAAAGTATTTTAATAATTTATTTTGTCCAAATTTTTTCATTTCATCCATGTCATGTAAACGAGAGAAGTAACAACGGCAATAAAATCCTGTAGCTTGCCGATGCTTGTCAACCACTTCTTTCCATAGAAGCGGATCAGAACTGTGTGATTCTTCAAAGATGCTAGATATATATGCATCAATAAACATCACTGTATTTTTTGAAACCATTCCCTTATCATACCAGACGTACAACAAAGGATGCAAGTGAAATTCTCCACCATTGAATAAGTCTTTGTACCCACAACCAGTGGATTCTATCATCTCATTGATGCTGTAAAGATCGTCATCGAATTCTACATCAAACATATTTATTCTGTCAAGGCATTTCTTATAATGTTTGTACCACATCTGAGGGATAAATTTCTTATACCCATCTTCCATGTTAACAAAAAAGAAAGTTTCAAGCTCATCAAAACCCACACGCTTTTCTATACCTGCGTATTTATACACGTTTGACTTGTTCTTTTTGAAAGTCTCAAGCTTTACACTGGTCTTCCCGTTGTACTTGAAATAGTCATAATTGATCTTGTCATTGAAGTGCATCATGATGGCAAGGTATTTTTGATAAGCTGTGAATCCGATCATCTGATTAGTCCTCGTGTTGATGATGCACATAAGTACCAAGCCTAAATTTCTCAAGCTTTAAAAACATTTTTGTTACTATTTTTGAGGAACTAACTTCATCTTTTTGTGTTAGTAGACATATAGCTGCTTTTACATCACCAAGCTCGTTTTCAAGGGATTCTTTATTTGTGAATCCTGTTTCTGGGTGCTGACTATCATACCCATGTCTAAGAATTTTTCCTATAGCTTGTTGTGCTTCGCCCAATTCCTCGGATAAAATATACAACCGTTCTAATTGTGCGTCACTGAGTTTATTAAATGTCATTATAGTCTCTCATCCATACTTATATAATGTTGAAGATTACCAATAGCATCATACAATGCATTGTGTGGAACCTCTGATAACCCGTTAAGTCTTTGATCTATGGTAAACGTCATCACGTTCGGTGTACTTATCATTGTCCCTGCACCGGTAATCATGAGCTTACATAGATGTTGAATATCTTCGGGCCAATCTGCAACGATTTCGATATTTGTGTATTGCAAAAGATACCATTGCAATCTACTCTGAATAGTATCGTCACCTTCCCATAGAATAACATTATCCAGTGGGTGTTTGTCAAGAAAAGGCATTACATTTTCTTGAACCCATGGGTCTATATCCATAGCTTGTGTTTCGTTTCGAACACCATAGAATATACACCCATCTTCTGCGACCATACCGATACTGATCAGATCACCTTTAAATCCGTTAAACTCTGTGTCAAGAAATATTTTCATCAGAATAAGCTCTCCATAGAATGACCCTTGATAACTTTCAAGTCTACACCCTCACGTTCAATAGAGTCAATCAATTTTTTGTTCAAGAGTTTGGCTATGTCTTCTATTTCCTGATCAGTTTCATTTTCATAGAAATGAAGAATGGTTTCAATATAAGTAACAAACTCTAGGTCTTTTTTCATCTGTTCCAGATAGAGACAGAAATCGTTTTTTGATCTAAACATCATTTATTTAAAACACCTCTTGAGTTGTTCCACAAGCTTTGCTACCTGCGGGTAATAATTTTTTAGTCCTTTGCTCATGTTGTTTCCTGAGTTATAGGATGCCACAACATGACTCCATTCACCATCCCTACGCCTATCCCAGTACAACAATTCTTCTATAGCAAGGGCAATGGCTAGGTCATCATCAAAAACGATCTTAGACGCTGCTACAGAGCGCATGAAAGGTGTGTCTTTGTATCCTAGTCTAGAGATTGCTGTCTTGATGTTGATCTGGGTCAGCCCAAAATCTTTTGACTCTGGATTGACTCGATACAACCCCCCTTGACTCTCCTTAATAATAATAGCTGCTAACGTGAGTCCATATCCATGATCAAGAGCCGCGTAATAACCTTTTGATACATTGTACCATTGTTGGTTGGTCATTTTTTCTTGTGGTTCGCACGTTGAAGCATTCGCCGTGTTTGTTAGAAACAAATACCCCATAAGAACTACAACACTTGCACCAATTAGAAGTTTATCATTTATTAACATAAGAAGATTCCCCAAATTCTTGCATTCTTAGTTTTAGTTGCTCAACTGAATCACAAGTAGCATCACTATAACCACGAAGATACGTTCTGTAAAAAGCATTGTATAATTCTGATTCTTTTTCAGCATTGATGTTTTCAAAATTTTCAGACATAAAGTTATCAAAACCTTCCATTAGAATATTCCTATAGTTTGTAGTAGAGAGAATCTTTTTCGTCACGAGTTCCGTTGAAAATCTCAATCAGCTTTTCAAACTCACCCCTGTATTTGTCGATAGAGAATTTGAACATAT